GCGCCTTGTCTGTTGTGTTTGCATAGTCATTAGCAGCACCAGTAGCAGCCAAGTATGAAGTCAATACTGGATATGTCCCACTATTTGCTAAGCGATTAAGTTCGCTTGTGAATGAACTACCTGCTACACCTGTTGCCATTATCTATACCCAGCCGTTTTCTTTGCTATTGATTTTGGTTGTTTAACAAATTGTTTGCCCTTTTTATTACCTTGGGCTTTTGCTTTATTAGTGGCAGCCTTTTCAGCAGGAGTTAGATTAGCCCACGCTGCTTCAGGTAGATATCTCTTCTTACCCTTAGAAGGTTTACCGTCAGAAGTTTTCCACTTCTGACCAGTCCAACTCTTTAAAGACTTTTGTGATTTAGCCAGTGCCACTATTTGTATCCTCCGCCTGCCTTCTTGTATTGCACAGCAAGTAACTGTGCCTTACGAGCAGACCATTCTCCTGGGTCTCCACCCTTGGAGCCTGCTTTAATTTTATTGAATAGTGCTTTACGCATACCAGGCTTAGTGTAGTTGCCAGCCTCATTGACTTTAGATTTAGCCTTAGGCTTTGCTTTCTTCACCACTTCACCTTATCTGCCCAGTAAGCGGCGCTCATCTTGCCTTTGGCAATGTTCTTTGAATGGCGTGCCTTAAATGATGCACGCTTGTTCTTCATTCTTTCGCCTTCGCCAGCCTTAGGCTTGCCTGCAGTCTCAGCACCTTGTTCGCCGAAACGAATAGTCTTGACTTGGCTACCTTGTTTAGCCACCACTATATGTGACTTTTTAGGATGGCTAGGGGTGCGCTTAGGTTTATTAAAACCTGCTACACCCGCTCGCTTTAACCTTGAGTCAGCCATAATCAACTCATCTTGTGGTCAAAGGACATTCCAACAACACCTATAGAAGTAGTGTAACCGCTAGGGTTAATACCACCTTTGTCAAGGTTTACCTTTGAACCAGGGGTTTTCTTTTTTGGTTTAGGTTTATTTGGAGTAGGGCTAGGCATAGGTTCTGGCATACCATCATATGATTGAAACCAATCTGGTTTAGCCATTATCGGTTCTTAATTCCAAACACACCGCCAAGGCCGCCACCTGCAAGATTACCTATGCGGGTTTTACCTGGTACTCTTTGAACTTTTGTGCTATCAAAAGTTTCTTTCTGTCTCATAGGCTTACCATCCCACTCAGGATTATAAGGAACTTGGGCAGATAGTTTTGCATCATATGCTTTCTTAGCCATCTCAGGACCAAGATTAGCCTTACCTGTTTTCTTTGCCATTAGTTAGCCTTTCCTAATTTACTTTTCTTTTGGTTTACAGTTTTCATAGGCTCTGTGTTTTTAACACGGTCTTCAAACAATTTAAATTTTCCAGCAATACCAGGATACTTAGCCTCAAGATATTTGACGTCTTGTTGTGCTTGTGCCTTAATTGCTCTTTCTTTATCGGTTGCAGCAGGTTGACCTGCTACCTCAAGGGCATAAATATAATCTTCTGCCGCAATTGGTTTTTTCCTTAAACCTGATATCTGTGATGCAGTAGGACTGTAACCTTGCATTCTGCGTATCTTTGCCATTTTTACTCTGTTCCTCCTCCAAATTTAAAACCTGGAATCTTTGTAGGGTCCATCTCGCGTCCACCAAGTTTAGTATTTGGTTTCTTTTTGATTGATGAAGTGTTTCTATAGAGTTCAGCAACGTGAGCCTTAGCATTAGAGTTATCTATTCCGCCTGCTTTTCTACTAGCCTTATAAAGTTTCTTAAGGTCAGCCAATTCTTTTGGAAGATTCTTTATATCTTTAGGCGTTTCTGCCGTGTCTATAAGCCACGATTTTCTATTCTCATATTCTTGCTCGTTCATTGTTTTACTTTCTATAGTTAGATTGACTACTTCTTCTTGCCCATCTTCTTAGCAGCAGCCTTCTTGCCTGCCTTCATAACCATTTTCTTACCTGACTTCTTGGCTTCTTTCTTTGCCATAGCCATACCTTTTTTACCGTATGAAAATTCTTTTCCGTTTACCATTGGCATATTATGCTCCTAGTTGATTAAGATAGTTTATAGTTGGTTGGCTTTTTTTAGTCTTGCTTTTGTTTCTCTGTTTACTATTCCTTTTGCACGGGTTGCAGTACGACTGCGGTCTGAACCCATCTGACGAGCAATAATTGGAATTAACTTCTCACGAAGCGCATCTTTTTCGTTTGGCTTAAGACCAAGTTTTCCAATTCCCTCATTTACATATTTACGCGCTGCTGTTTCATACCCCATTGCGCCACCTTTAAGTGCTCTCATTGAAGCGCTTTTGGATTCTTTTTCTGCATATGTTGCCATTATTTTATGCTCCTAGTTGATTAAGTACTGCTGCTGATTGTTTGTTTATATGTTTTGTTGGTGCCATCTTGCTAGAGTCATAAGGTTTACCCAGTATCTCGCTAGCCTTAACTGCCTCTTGAATCTTCTTCATAGAAGTTCCAGCAGGCTGGATACCTTGGGCTCTTGCCGCTTTGTAAGCATCCAATTCTTTGTTAAATGCTTTAGTTGGCATAGACCTTTGGCTATGTGCATCACCAGTGTTCATCTGTATACTCAAACCCTTACAGCCAAAGCATCCTTCAACTGGCTCAGGGTGATGTTCCCAATGTTTCATATCGCTGTAAAGTTATCCTCTGTGACACCTACACCGCCAGCTATTAGTGCTGCCTTAGTAGCATCATCTACTGTGTGGTTATAGCCACCTGCATATACTTTAGGAAATGCTTTCAAGTCACCATCGACTGGGAAGCGAACCTGTGCGTATCCACCTGTAGGCTTTAGTACTATTGTAATGCCCCTGTCAAGTTTATAAAAGTAGAATAGGCGGGCTTGACCTGCTGGGCCCTCTTCGGCCACAGGGGTTGTGAAAATGTATTCAGTCATAAGTCCTCCTAATGAACTCACCCCAAGGGGTAGGTTTCTAGGCCTACCCTTCAGAGTCAATCAACTAGAGAGCTGCGATTGAGGAGCCTGATTCAATACGGAACAGTGCTTCTTCACGATAACGTGCAAAGCCGAGTACGCCGTACCAACCCATTGGGCGGAAGCGCATCAACTTATCGGTTACGTTTCCGATAACAATGTGTGGCTCTTCTGCAACAGCTTCAGCAAGTGCTTGCTGTCCGCAGAGGATAGTATCAAATACGCGTGTTACTGGAGTTACAGTTACAACAGTAGTTGCTGTTACAGCAGCAGTGTTAGCAACATCTACAGTGAATGTAGTTGTTGAACCTGAAGTGCTGATAGCAGAAATCTTTGCTGTAGAAGCAATGCCAGTTCCAGAAATCTTGTCGCCAACCTCAGCGCGGGTTGCAATTACAGCAGAAGAAGCAACACCGAAGGTGAAGCCTGTTGCTGTACCTGCAACGGTTACTGTGGTTGTAGCAAGAGCAGACTGGTCTGCGCCATCTTTAGCGCTTGGCAAACGAGAAGACTCAACAAAGAATGCTCCTTCGTAATCGCCAATTTCTCCAGCCCATACGTTATTAACGGCTGGGTCAGAGTTGATGTGAGCGAAGTTCCAGCCTAGGTTTCCAGACTCTGCACGCAGGTCGTGGGAAACTTCTGGGTGGATACCGCACCAGTAGTAAGAGCCGCGGCGAGCCTTGGCCTTATTAGCACGGAGTTTAGCGACAGCCCTACGGATGTCTGCTGAATCAATTGTTGCGGCTGCAGTAATTGTTGCGGTGCTTGTAGCAGTGCTACCACCATAAATTACGTTAGTTCCGCCGACAAGAGTTGTTGAAACAACTTTGTCAATAGAATCAGCAAGGTTGTATGCAATGATATTTGCAATTGCTGGGTCTACGTCTGCTAGTGAGAATAACTCAAGAGCACGGGTAACAAGAACAGCATTACCATACTCGTTAAGAGTAATGGTTACTGATGTTGGAGTTGTTAGAGCAACTGCATCTGGGTCAGTTGTCTCTGTTAGTGTTGAAGTTTTTGCATCCAAATCAACATAGCGCTGTAGCACTACAGTTGAACCTGGGATTGCTTGACGGGCAGGACGCTTATCTGCGACAGAACGAAGTAGTGGTTCTGAACGGAGAGCGAACTCGAGAAGACGGTCATACGCCTTCTGTACGAGACCTGCGCCACCAACTGTTCCACCGAGAGATGTACTCGCGGTTGATGTAAATTGTGACATTAGTTTTAGTCTCCTTGACTATGAACGGATTATTGTTGTGACTGAAGTATAGATAGTAGCTCTTCCGCTGAAGTAGCTTGTTTCATGCGTTGCTCTACATCTAGCCCTCTGTCAGGTGTCAAAGCACCTTGTGTCAGGACATCTTGATGGCGAAGCCGTGCAAGGTCCTGCTGACTTACTGGTGCTTCTTGTTCCGCTACCTTGATTCCAAACAAGTCTGCGTTATCATCGAGCCAGTTAGAAACTGACTCCTCGTTAACATCATCCAAGTCTTTCATCACAAGGCGTGCGGCTTTCTCATTGACACCCTTTTTTGCTAGGACTTCTTTGACAATTCGCTCACGCTGCACCTTGGATAAACCCTCAAGTTGCTCAGTGAGTTCCTTGATTCTCTTTTCGTCTGCACGCTTGGCTTTGCGTAACTTTTTTAATAAGTCACTGCCGTCGCCTGTATACTCTTGAGTATCTTGGTCATCGTCTTCTTCATCATCCCAGTAGTTGTTGCTCATAGCAACCACCCTTCTATTCGTTGTTAGTCGCAAGCCTCAAGTCTATTCGGGGAAATAGGTTGGCTCTTGCTATCGGTCTAATACGCTGGCGGGGCCGATGGGTCCGCTCAGGATTCTAGTATTGTCCGCCTGTTGCTGTTCCTAGTGAACCTCTGCCTACGCCAGACTGTCCACTAAACTCAGCTATTTCTCTACCAATTAAATTTTTACGCTTACGTTGTGCTGAGGCAAGCGTGTTAAACACTTCTTGTTCTCCCTCTGCAAGTCCGTATGTTTCCATACTTTTGCCATAGAGACCAGAAAGCTTTTCAGCCGTAGGCAGGATATCAGCAATCGTGGCATAACCACGTTGCGCTTCTGCTTGAGTAATGCCTTGTGCTGCAAGTTGCTCAGCGACAGGTACTCCAACATTAATACCTTGTAGTCGGCCTGCTGAGCCAATCTCAGCCGCTGCTACTTGACGCTCAATCTTCTGCAACTGTTGATTTGGGTCAAGAACATAAGCAACTAAATCATTTTGTCCAATACCATAGAAGTCACGAAGAGTCTTGGTAATGGCTGGGTCAGCATTTTGTACTCGTTGAACAGCTGTAACAACACGCTGAGATAACTCAGCAGGGGACATATCATTGCTAATAAACTGAGACACGTAATCATCTGTGTCAAATTGTTTTAACCCATATGCACGTAATGTCTGGCGATAACTATCTTCTAAATTAAGATATTGAGCAGGTGTAAGGACTTGTAAGTTTTTCTTTATACGCTCTTCATTTGCCCTGAATCTACGTTTGTAATCTTCTGTTTCTTGTAAGGCAAAGGTAATTGTTGACTCAGTTGCGCCTTCTTGAGCAAGACGTTTAATTGTGGGCAAAAGCCCTGTAAGATTATATTTTGTAAATCTATCAGTAAGAATATCCATGATAGACTGACGTTGCATTTGCTGGTCTTTTTCGCGCTGGGCTTGAGCCTCGGCATATTGTTTAGCCAAGATATCGGAAGCACCCATACCACCAGCAGCAGGGGTTGCTGGTATAAATACATTACCAGCCACATTTAAATTGCCACTTGCTGCATTAGCAGCGTTAGCAGCAGCCAATGCTGCTGCAGCATTTCTTGCTGCTAGTTCTGCTGCTGCCTTTTCTGCTGCAGATTTGTTTGCTGCAGCTGCTGCTGCTTTATTCGCTGCATCTAATGCTGCTTGAAGTCTAGCTTGTTCTGCAGCGGCTTTAGCAGCCGCTTCTGCTGCTGCCTTTTCTGCATCAGCTTTTGCTTTAGCTGCTGCTGCTTCCGCTGCTTTTCTTGCTGCTTCAGAAGCATCTAAATCAGCTAAAATCTTTGCTCTAGCTTCACCTTCACGGGCTTCACGGGCAAGGCGTTCTGCTTCTGCAAGTGCAGCTTCTGCTTCTTTTGCTGCGGCAGCTGACTCAGTATCATAATCACGAGAAGGAGTAGGTCTATCTTTTTCTTCTCCCATACGAAAACGAGCAGGGTCAAAAGAAGGTGCTGTATTTCTTTCTTCTAAAAATTCTTCTACTGCTATCTTAGTAGGATTTCTTTTCTCAGCCACTATACAAGCCCCATATCTGTAAGTACT